TTACATTTTACAAAACGACATTTTTCGACAAAAGTTGTACAATTTTAGGGTATTTTTTTTAATTATTTCTATTTCACCTGTTTCGTACAAATCTGTAATTTTTGTTTTTAATGTATCTGCTATTACTAGCATTTCTATAAATAATATCTTGTCTGTTTCTATTTTATTATTCTCTAAGTCTTGTAGTCTTCTTCTGTCTATTCCTGTTTCTTCTGCTAAGTAATTTAAACTTAACCCAGATTTTTCTCTTGCTTCTTTTATTTTTAATTTTACTATCATAAAACCACCTCTGCTTATTGTTTGCAAAGGTGGTTACTGTTATACTTTTTTTGCTAGTTTTATTATTTTTCTAAAACTTCTTGTTTGTGTTATTGCTTTTAAACTTTCTCCAGATAAAATTAAATAATAGCTCGTTAGTTTCCTATATTCTTTTTCATTCCTTATTTTCATTATTTTTATCATTTGTAGAGATTTTTTATACATTTCTTGCATACTATCATCTCCTTTTGTATAGTATAACATCTTATGTTAATTGTGTCTTAAAAAATTTGTCGAATAAATAAATTTTAATAAATTTTTATTTTTTATTGACATACGTAATAATACGTAGTATAATAATAATGTCGAAAGACAATAATATATTCAATAGTAGCTTTTAATTATTGAAGCACTTAAGAAAAAAGGAGGCATACATATGTATCCAAAAGAATTGGTAAAGCTACTAGAAAAAAATGGTTGGGTTAAAATTTCGCAGTCTGGATCTCATTTAAAAATGAGGAAACGGAAACCAGACAGAAATAATTCCTATTCATAATAGGGATATACCTAAAGGTTTAGTAGCAACCATTTTAAAGAGAACGGGACTAAAATAGCAGTCCCCTCTGCTCTATTTTCTGAATATATTAATACTAAAGAGAATATATATAAATAAAGAAGGGATTTTTATGAATAATTATTTTTATCCAGCTGTATTTACTTATGATGAAAATGATAAGTCTTATATGGTTGATTTCATTGATTTAAAAGGTTGTTCCACTTTTGGAAATTCTATTGATGAAGCATATATAATGGCTCAAGATGCTTTAGGATTATATCTATCTGATTTAGAGGATTTCCCTAAACCTACTATTCCTTATAACCATATAAAATTAAAAGAAAATCAATTTATATCTATAATAGAAATTGATTTATTGGAATATAGAAAGAAATATAGTAATATTGCTGTTAAAAAAACATTATCTATACCAACATGGTTAAATACTATAGCTGAGAAAAATGATATTAATTTTTCTCAATTATTACAAAAGGCTTTAAAAAAAGAATTAAATATTAATAGTTAAATCTTGACATATTAAAAAAATTAATTTATTATAATTAAAAGAATATATTATTGTTTAAAAATGAGATTAATAAAAGATAGATTTTCCTTTGTCTATCTTTTATTTTTTAATATCAGCAAAAATCGACACTTCAAATTCAATTTTAAGCCGTTTTTATTTTATTCTAATATACTTACATTTCTTGATTTTGAGCCTTTTTCCATGATTTTAAAATATTTTTAACTTTTTTTGAAAAAAGTATTGACATTTTACCGTAACGGTATTATAATGTATTTAAGTTAAACGAAGGGTGGTTACAAAATGGAAACAAGAGAATTAAAATTAATAAAAAATAAAGATGGACACGGAACAACAAACTATAAAATTTGTTTACCAACAAAATGGGTTAATTTTTTAGATCTAGACAAAGAAGAAAAAGTTGCTGTTTGTTTAGATGATAATAGTATAATTATAAAAAGTAAAGGAGATTTAAAAATGGAAGAAATTATTAAAGAATTAAAAGAAGAATTATTAAATAAGGAAATGACATTACTAGATTTAGATAATGAAGCAGAAAGAATTACAGGTAGTACAACAAGTTTATTCGATTATGAAGATGAAATAAGACAAGATGGCTCTTGCAATTACTGGATAGAAGAAGATAAAGAAATTATGATAGAGTATCTTGCAAAAAACACAGATGAAGAAATAGAAGAAATGACAGGTGAAGATAAATTAAATATAGAAGTTAAAATTACAGATATAAGAATTTATTAATCTAAAAAGGATATTCGTAAATGAATATCCTTTTTTATACCGTGTATTACAGTTAAACTTGATTTTAAATATTAGAAAACTAATATTTATTCAAAATTTAAAATAATTTTAATACATCTTATGTTATAGTTAAACGAATAGAGTTATAGGTATAATTCCTTATATTTGAGACCGATAAGGCTTTTAAATACCTATTTTCTTTATAACATAATTGCAAAATATTGTCAATATTTTTTAAGTAAAATCATTTTAAAGCTTATATTCCACCATTATATTTAACAAATCCTACTTTTCTGTTTAAAACTTTTCCTTCTGAATCCGTAATATAATATGCTACTATGTATTTGCCTTGCATTATCCCAAAACATTCTGCATATTCTTGTGGATATATTGTTCCTATTTTTTTTGTACAATTAACATCTCCATATACTATTTCTGGTTTTGTTCCATTTTTCCATGTTTTTGCCATATTAAATTCCTCCCAATTATTATTATTTGTATTTCCAACTTCATTAGAGTTACAACTTCCTTCTTTTAATCCAAAGCCTTCTGCTACTCCATCTGCTATCGCTTGGCAAATTGCCTCTTTGTTATTTTGGTATATTTGTATATCTTCTGCATTATCTATAAAACATACTTCTAATAAAGCAGAGCTTACACCTTTTTTCTTAGCAGAATAGATTACATTAAAATTCTTTTCTTTTACTCCTCTAACTGTAAAGAATTTAGATAATTTATTCATTATTTTTTCTTCTACTGTTTTTGCATTTTCTATTCTTGTTGTGTATATCTCTGTTCCTTTAGCACTACCGTTAAAACTATTAAAATGAATTTCTAGCACATAATTATAGTTAGCGAAGTTAACTTGTATATTTCCGTTATTAACATCTTTAAATGCGTCTCTTGTTTGATTATACACATCTATATCTGCATACTTCTTTAATTTTTCTTTTAGTATGTTTACTACTTCTCTTGTTAAGTCTGCTTCTTTATATCCATTCGCACAAGCTCCGTTATCTCCTGCTCCATGACCACTAATTAATAGTATTTTCATTACTCTATTCCTCCTTTTTCTGTTTTAGAATTTCTCCCAATTTTCCTAAGTCTAATCCTGCCTTTTTTAAATTTTCTAATATAGACATTATTTCCATTATACAAATGTAAACTGTAATTATTTGTGCTACTGCTTTTATTCCAAAAGCAAATTCTACAATGTAACCTATTATTATTGCAATTATTAAAAGACATTTATGTAATAATCCTTCCCTCATGACTTTACTGTCTACATTTTTATTTATTAAAGCTTGTATGTATCCTGTTAATATATCCAATCCGCTTAAAGCAAGTGGTGCTATTATTTGCCAAGCTACAGAGCTAAAACTTAATGTTTGTATTAATTCTTCCATTCTATTTTCCCTCTCTTTCTAATAATTCAATTTGTTGTTCTGTGTATACTTCTTCTACTTTTAAAGTTAAAGTTGTATATTCTTGATCTGTTATTTGGTTAACTGCATAAAATACTGCTAATTTAGCATTTGCTTCTTCTTTATTTTTGTAGAATTTCTTTGTTATTAAATTCTCTAACAATTTTGATATTTGCATTTATAACACCTCTCTTTCTATGTCTTTTTGTAAATTATCTAATAATACAGAGCTTGTCTTGGTTGTGCTTAACAATTGGTTAATTGTATTTACTTGTTGCTCTAAATTACTTGTTTTATTATCTATATATGTTTTTGTATCTGCTATATATTTTAGTTTTAATTTTGCTATGCTATCTGTTGTTATATTTGTTACTGGTTTGTAGGTTTGAAAATTGTCTAGTTCGTCTAGGATTTTTGTTTGTTCTGGGGTGCATGACAATTTTGTTAAAGTTTCTTTCTTATAATATACATATACTGAATTTTCTAAATCATTTTTACTTTTTAGCCAGTTTTTAAATGATTCCAAATTTTCGCAAAATTTGTTGTTTATTCTAATGCCTATGGAACCATTTTCAGCATATATAAAATTTTGAGCAACTAATTTGTGCCAATCTTCAGCTTGTCTTTTTTTAAAATAATTACAGTATAATTCAGCGTTTTTGGGTACATCTTGTATTTTTAGATATGCTCCAAAATATCCTGCTACAATTAAAGTACTAGCTGTCCAATTTTCTGTACCTATTAATTTAACTTCTGCCCAATTATGCACTTCTTTCCAACCATCTGTTTCTTTAATAAAGTAGTCTCCTTCTAACATTGGTTTTTGTATTGGTAGTATTTTGTTTTCTTTTTTATAAGGTACATATTTCCAATTAGATTTATTAGGTTCTGTTTCTAATACAGATAATCTAAATGTAATATTACAGCTTTCCCCCTGAGATAAAGATATAAATGTCCTTAATCCATGCTCTGCGCCTTCTGTTTTCAATGCCGTTGCTTTATATATAACTTTATCTCCTGCTTTTAAATTTGCCACTGAAACTGTATGTGTATCAAATTGACCTTGATTATTCATTCTCGATGTTATACTAAAATTTCCTTCACCTGAAGATTCTTTTATCTCTGCTACTATCCAATAGTTTTCATCTATATTTAAATTTAAATTTTCAGTAAAATAATTTAAATATTTTGCTGAGGTTCCCGTATTATTTCCTGTTAATGTAATCCAATCATCTTTGTCTACTAAAGGCGGATTGCTTCCAGCATAACTTTTTACATTGTAATAATTTGCTGATGTTTTCTTTATTTCTACACTACCTTGTCCAAATTCAGAATAGCTTGTTTTTTTATTACCTCTTTCTAACTTTATTTTAGTATTTAATAATGCTGTATTTTCTATTGTAAATCTTATAGTACCATCTTCTTCTAATATAAATGTTGCACTATCTCCATTACTACTTATTTCTTTTTTTAAATTTACTATATATACAGAAATAAGTTTAGAATCTTCTGCACTTAGTGTATATGTATCTTTTTTTAGTTCTATATCTTTAGTATTTCTTATTCTTGTTGTAGAATCATATTTATTTCCATTAGAACCAGAATAACCTCCTAATTCTATTAGCATGTTTTCTTTATCCCATAAATTAATATTATCCCCTACTGCTCTTATCTCAGAATTATGTTCTGGTGTTGGTTTTTCTATATATTGCTCATATTCTGTTGCTTTTGTTCCCTTTTCTATTTGTGGATAAAATGTTTTATTGCTTACTGTTTCCCCTTGCTTTATTTGGATATATACATTTTTCAATAACACTTCTGTGTTAAAAGTCACTGTAGAAGCAACATTAAGACCATCAAACCAACCATTAAAATCCACACTTTCAATATAAGCTTTTCCGTCTTTTATTGTATATGCCCCTGCTGGTAATTTTATATTTGCTACTAAAGATATTTGTGCTAAACTAGTTGCAGTTCCATTTGCTATTACTGTTCCGTCTTCATTTACGGTAAATGTTACTCCATTTACTGTTGTTGTTTTGGCTGTATTGTTAAGAAGATTTTTTCCTGTTGTCTCTTGCTCCACATTTCCCAATACTTCCAGCTGTCCTTCTAGATCACTTGCATCTTCTATATGTATGCTTTGTCCTTCTACCTCTAGATTTATCATGTTTTCTCTGTCTTTTTTTATTTTTTCTTCTAATTTTGTGTTTTGTTCTTGGAGATTTGTTACTTTATTATCAACTGTATCAGCAAATTTATCTATCTTGTCCCAGTTTTGATTTAATGCTAAGTCTATATCAAATTTATTTTCGTTTGTCTCTAGAGGTTCATCATGTTTAAATAGTTTTAAGTTCTTTGTTTCACTCATTTTCTTACCTCCTACTTAAGAATCATTACCTGTAAATATCCTTCTAATATTTCAGTTTCCCCTGCATTTTGACTTTCTAACACAATACTTATCTTATCGCCATTGCTTACTGATAAATATGTACTTATGCATACTGTATTATAGCCAGTGTCGTTTGATTGATAGCTTGCTTCAACTGTCTTTCCATTTTTTTGGAGCATTACAGCCTTATCTCCAGCATTGCCGAAGAATCCTATTCCTCCAGTAAAAACGTCAACTTTTACTAATTTTGCCTCGCCAGAAATTGTTATTGCGTTATTATTTAATGCTAAATATTCCTTTTCATTGTCATTGTTAATATCAACTGTCCCAAGCGATATTGTTGTTTTTCCGTAGCTACCACTAGTTTGCAATTTCTGTCTATTAATTCTTGCTTTTAATATTGGTTTCTTTTCTACTTCTGTAATAGCTTCTTGTGTGTTGTTTTCCATTTGCTTTAGATTTCCACTGTCAATAGGAGTATCTTCACTAGGTTCATCTTTCCACCCTATTCTTTTCAACTCTACTGCCATTTTTATTCCCTCCTTGTAATTCTTTTATTATTAATTCTTGTTCTTTGCTTTGTTCTGATAATTCTTGAATTGCTTTTATTAGTGTCGCTATAATGGGCAATTCGTTTATATAATATTTATTGTCTATTACTTCATTTCTTTTATTTATTATTGGTTTTTTTAATACAAAATTATTGTTTATTTTTTCTACTTGTTGTGCAATAATTCCAACATCTATATGTTCTTTACTCTCTTTCCAATCAAAGCTTTTAATTTCAATTTTCTTTAATGTTTCTACTGCATTTATATCAGCATCTAATATATTTTCTTTTAATCTCTCATCAGAGGCAATATTATTCGCATAAACATTTCCTTCAACAGATACAAAGCCATTACCACTAGCCATATCTACTCCAATTTGTGCTACATTTCTATCTAAATTACTATTAAAGTTTAATAAACTAGCACTTAATTCTGAATTTAATCTATCAGTTGATGTATCCGTTACTGAAAAACTGCTATTCCCTCCTGTTGATTTAAGTTCTATAAATCCCTCTTGGATTGTAGAATTTTTTATTGTAAAGTTTTCACAAGTTATATTATTCATTATAGAATCACTACATTTTATATTTTCCATCGTAGCACTCTTACAAGTCATATTTCCTTCTTCATCTATTGAAAACTTTTCTCCATTTGCAATTACTGCTCCGTTTATTTTTGCATCGTTACAAGTCATGTTTCCTTTTTCATCTATTGTAAAGTTTCCGTTAATACTAGTAAAGCCTTCTAATTGCAAGTTTTTAGCTAAAATTTTAATCTGTTCAGGGCTTAAATTTATACTTGCTATAACTTCATCTTGATTTACCTTTTTGCTTACTTCTAAGTTTATTTCATCAGATACTTGTTTTATCTTAGAATTTGTTTCTACTCTAGGTGCATACTCTTTGTTTAATTCATTGTTAAATATATATGTAGCTTTTATTTCCCAATCTTTAAATTCTTTAATATATATATAATTAGTTCCTTTGTATAGCATTATATTTGTTTCTTTTATTATTTCTTCCTTTGGCTCATCATATATTGTTGTAATTCCATTTTCGTATTTTATATATCTTAAAACTTTAGCTATACATGTGCCTTTTTCTTCATCAATTTCAATTACAAATTTATCATTTACATCATTAAAATTTCTTAATGGTTTTGAAATATGAAATTCATACTCTTGCTTATAATATCCATTGCTTCTAGGAAAGAGTTTTTTGCTTGGAAATAATTTTTTACTTGGAAGTATTGGCTTTGGAGATACAAATCTACTTGTTCTTCCTACCACTACTGTAATTGTTGTTCCACCCTTTTTTGGAAATAACTTTATACTAGGAAACAGTTTCTTGCTTGGATAAATTCCTTTAACAGTCTTTGCTTTTGCCTCAAATTTTAATATATTGGTTGGTAATGCATCTTCTAGCATTAATTCATTTATACCTGTTACACTTTTATCAAATTCATATATCTTTTTTACTTCATCTGTTATGCTATCTATGTCTTGAGAATGTTCTGTTAATTTATTACTAAAGTCTGTTTGTTCTTCTACTAATTGTGTTATCTTTCCTTCTGCCTCATCAATTCTGCTTTGTACTCTTCGATTAATTACCTTCTGAGATGGTTCTTTAACTGTTGTTTCTTGTTTTTGCTTTATTTCTATTTTACTTGTAATTTCTGCTATAAATCTTCCCTGAAAATCTAATTCTCCTTGGTACACAATAGTTTTTCCATCAACAATTATTTTATCTCCAACATCTAGAGCTGGGTCTATTATCGTTTTTCCTTCAAAACTATTGGCAGTCAAATCTTTTAAATTGTCATATATAGCTTTTACTTGTTGTTCGTCTACAATATACATATTTTCTTGATTTATCCATAAAGTATTGCCTGTTTCATTTCCGAATTTAAAACTTTCTATCCCATTTTCATAATTTACTTTTGTAATTTTATATTGTTCTCCCCATTTATAACTAGCAAATAATTCTAATGGAATAGTTTGTTCATCTTGGTATATTTTTCTTATATACAACTTTCCATCTCTGCCTATAAAAGCAAAACCTCCCGCGCTTTCAGATATGTAGCTTAAATATTCTCTTGCAGTTACTGTATTATCATACACAGATATTTCCTTGTCAGAATTAAGAAAAGAAGTAGAACCGCAATTCTACTCCTGCTTTTTTGCATATGTCTTTCAATACATCTAATAAAGTTGCTGGATATATTAATTTACTTCCATCATATTTAAACTCAAATTTAGACATATTGTCTATACATTTTATTGTTAATGTATTGTCATCATTATCTTCAAAATCGTCTATATTAAATATTCCGATTGGTAATATTTCAAAACTTTTATTATTTTTTGATAAGCTTTTTACTTTTATTCCATTTAAAGTTCCTACTAGCATTCTATTTACTTCTGCAACAGTTAATCCATGGTTTATTAGTATTCCATAATCTACTTTGACAGTTTTCATATCTTTGTATACTTTATCTTTATATATTTTAAATTCTATATATTTACTACTTACACTACCTAATTTTAATTCTTCATCAAATAATGTTTGTCCTACTTTAAAATCAAGTATGTAGTCAGGATTTATTAAAACTCCATCAATGTATATATTTAAAACATTTTGAGCATTTTTATATATATTTTCTTTCCATTTTTGACTTGTATTATACATTTCTAACCTCCTGCATTTAATACAGTTTGTTTCTGTTGTTCTGTCAATTCTTTTTGCATTAAATTAAAAGACACTTTCCATTTAGATTTGGAAGTGTCTTCATCATTTCCTGTTAAATGCATTTCGCTTGTTCTTTTACTTACTCTAAATTTAGCATTTTCTAACATCCCACCTTTAACAGCTGGACATTTTACAGTAATTATAAGAGGATTTCTATAAGTTAGTTGTAGTAATTTTTCTGCTTCCTCTTCCGTCAGATAATCCCAACTCATTTCTAATTTTAACATTCCTACTGCTATTGGGTTATCTATTAATGCACCTGTTACTTTACTAGTATAACTATCGTTATCTGTATCTTCTATATTGTCTTTATATGTGCTTGGAGTTTTTTGTACTACTCCATCTACTTTCCATAACATATTTTATCCTCCTACTAAAGCTTCTATTCCACTTCCGATTCTTCTTTTTTTATCTTTTAAATCATCTAATAGTATTTGTCCTAATTTTTTATTGCCTACATTTACAGTTAAATATATTGGTCTATCATTATTTCCACCATAATTAGAAAGTACATCTTCCATTGTTTCTCTCATTATGTTTTGTGGTGTTACAATTTCTGGATTACTTCTAGCTCCACTATATTCTCCACCAACAAAGGCTCTTTCTTCGTACAATACTCCACCTTTTGCTAACCTTGGTAATGAAACTGTTCCCATATGATTTATGTGGAATCCTATATCTTTTCCTCCGAAAAGTGGTATCCAGTCAGGAATATGTACTTGTAAATTGTTCAATACATCTATTACTTTGTTTATACCTCTTACAATACCATTAGCCATTCCTTCAATTCCACCTAATATTGAATTAATTATGTTTCTTATAGTATTCCAAATGCCATTAAATATATTTGTAACCGTATTTTTCATACCATTCCATATATTACTCCAAATAGAGCTTATTGTATTTAATACATTTTGAATTGTGTTCTTTATTCCATTTATTACATTACTTATTGTTGCTGTTATGCCATTCAAAATGTTTGCTGTAATATTTTTTATAGTATTCCAAATATTGTTCCATATATTTTTAATTGTATCCATTACATTAGATATTGTCTCTTTAATTTGATTTATTTTTTCCTTTACAGTACTTTTAAATTCTTCCCATTTTATTTTCAATAAATCTCCTGCAATTTTCCATTTATTGTCCCAAACATAATTTGCTTCATCTTGGCTAAGTCCTAATGTTTCTAATAGTTTTATCATTCCTGTTTTTATCAGATCATCTTGTATACCCATTGAAATATCTGTGATTTGATTTAAAGACTTCCACATTCCATTCCAGCTCAATTTTATATCAGAGTTAGCTCCTCCAGAAAATATCCCCCACGCCAATTTAAATATTCCTATTAAAGCTTCTGATAGTACATCTCCTAAACCTGTTAACATTCCATACCAGTCAATGTTAAGTATAAATTCTGTTATACTTTCGCCAACTGCTACCCAGTCAGTTTCACTTATCGCTGTCTTTAATGTTTCTATTGCTCCTTTTATTCCATCACTTAATGTTTGACCTGCTGTTTTCCAATCAACATTTTTAAAGAATCCATTTATACTGTCACCAATCGCTGTACCAAATTTAGTCCAATTAAATGTTGTTACAAAACTGTATCCAAAATATATTACTGTATTTAATCCTTGTGCAAATGTATTTCCTACTTCGCTCCAATTTGTTGTAGCTATAAAACCATTTAAGAATTTAGCTATTTGTGTTCCTATATTTTTGGCTGTGCTTTGAATTTTCCCCCAGTCTATGTTGTTCATAGCTTCGTTTAGCTTATTTCCTAATATTTCTCCTACTTCATACCAGTTACCATTTTTAATAGCATCAATTATATTACTTGTAATTCCTTCTACTTTTGACAAGTCAAAATTAGGAGTCATATTTCCTGCTCCTGAGCCTCCTCCTTCTGGGTTGGTCTCTTGAATATTGTTTATTTCATCATGTACTCCTGCTAATTGCTTAGTTTCTTTAGCTGCTTTTTTAGCACTTCCTGCCATATTAGAATATGCTTTTGCACTAGCATTTGCAAAAATATTAATCCCTGTTAAAGCATAAACTACTGACTGAACTGCTTTCATTAATTGATATACTAAATTTGTGACAAATTGAATTACTGGTGCTAATGCACTTCCCATAGCATACTTCATATATTCTATATTGGCATTTAGTTGTTGTGCTCCTGCATTTTGACTACTTAACCATGCATTTGCTGAACTACTTAATAATCCATAAATACTTTCAAGGGAAAGTAATGCTCCTGCATATCTAAATACATGACCTATGCCTTTCTTCATGCCTTTATTTAATCCGTTAAAATTAATTTTATTTGTTATCTTAGGGAGTTCTTTTAAATTCTTTGATATTCCTTTTGTGTTACTTACTGCTTGTTTAACTTTAGAACAAAAATCATTAAAAAAACTAGTCAATTTGTTTTGACTAGTAGCTGTATTATTTATTTCTTTTTTTATAGCATTCATTTTTGCTTTAATTACATCAAGATAAGCATAAAACTGTCTAACTATATTAGTCCACTTACTATAATTGTTTCCTGTTGCCTCTACTTCATTTTTTACTCTTGCTTGTTCATTTTTATATTGCTTTATTACACTTAAATCAATTTTCCCAGCGCCCCAATCTTGATACATTTGTGATAATTGACTTTGTTCTATTTTAGGAATTTGTATATTAGATGTTCCCATTGATAATTGTTCTGTTTTTGTAACTGTTTCCTCTAATAATCTATTATATTCTTTTAGTGGCATATTATTTATTTTTAAGCTACTTACATCATTAGGGTTAAAATTATTTTTATCTTCTGTTGGAGTATATATCTTATTGTCACTATCCAATATATTGTGCATATTATCTCCGTATAGTTGTTTGTTTTTTTAAACTATCTAATGATTTTTGAGTTTGACTTATCTGTTTTTGTGCTTCTTTATTATTTACTTTTAATTTTATCTGATTACTTTCATTTGATTTACTTAAATCTTGCATTTTCTTTTTTACATATCGCACTGCTTGATTTATGTTATTCTTCATCTTTGTCGTATCCATTTTGTCAAAACTTTCCTGTGCTTTCTGCACAGTCTGTTTAATTGCTGGAACAATTTTTTTAAATTCTTTTATTGCTTCTGCTATTTTTACGGATACTATTATTTCTAATTCTTCTATAGTCATATTTCCACCTCCATTCTTTTTTCTTTTGAAATATACATTAGATTTTGAGGCAAAATAAAAACACCTACATTTCTGTAAGTGCTTTGTTCTTTAATGCATTGAAACTTCAACTATATTAAATTTTGCATTTTTCATCTTTTCTAAAATTTCACTTTGAACATATTCAAAAACTTTAAACTCTTGACTTTGTCCTGCTGTTAAGTTATTAGCATAAATATAATCTGTTGTTATTCTTGTACCATCTTGGCTTACTGCTTCTATTTGTATGCTGAAAGATTTTGTTTCAGTAGTTTTATTTGTAACTTTTACTGGTAGTTTTGTTTCATTTATGCCATATTGTTTTTTTGTTACTTCAAAATTACCTAAAACAACATCTACACTTGTTCCTAAAACTTGTTCAGTATTTTTCCCTGTAGCAGTATCTAAATCTTTGCTTATATCATCTAGTGAATCTGATAAAGTTTTTTGTGCATTTAATGTTATCATTATAGCTAACACTCCTAATACTATAGTTGCAATCATTTTTCCTTTTCCTGCTTTTTTTATGGATACAATCCCAAAAATAACTGCTAATACTCCCATAATAAATGATAAATTGTTTATTATAGGAACAAATGAAGTACATACTCCTATTATTCCTAATACTAATCCAGCAGTGCATAAACCACTTTTTTCTGTTTGTTCATTATTTGCCATCTTTTTTATTCCTCCTTTTATTTTATTTAAAAGAAGTATAGCACTCTAAATCTTAAAAGTATGTCGAACTTTGTCGAAACTTCTATTTTTTTGAAAATATTTTATCAAACATTTTTCTTAATGGCACAATTTTTGCATTTTTATTCAAACTATCTGCTTGGATTAATTTGTCTGTTGTAGCATCATTTAATATTATTTTTTGTTTAAAGTCTTCTTGCATTTTTATTATATTAATTTCACAATATAAATATATTTCTTTATATCTTCCATTCCAAAATTCATTTGGTGTTAAATTAAAGTAATATGCCAAAGGCTCTAAACAAAGAATAGTATCTCTTAGAGTTTTGGCATTTTGTATCTTTTTTATTATATCTTCTAGCCCTTGTATCCTCTGAATACTTCCTCTTCTGCTATTTTGCTCATTGCTTTCTCCGCTGAACCCTTTATTAGTTCGTTCATATTCACTCCTGATAAAGGATTTGATAATTTCTCTTGTAATTGTTTTTTGTCCATTTTTGTTTTGAAAAAACCCTCTTCGTTTATTGCACCTGCCAATTCTTCAAAAATTTCTTGATATGTTTTCTTTTGCTCTGCTTTATATTCGTCTATAAAATCATATACTTCTTCACTGCTTTTAAACGATTTTAATCCTACTTCATCTTCTGCAAATACATAAATTATTTTTGATAATGCATCTATATCATTTTCGTTTACTGCTTTAAAATATAAATCTTCAAAATTTTTAGATTTTAAGATATTTGATATATTTACTATTTTTCTAGTTGTAAATATTAATTCTATTTTTTTGTTTTTAGTTTCTAAAACCATTTTAATTCCTCCATAATATTATTTAGAAGGGAACATTAATCTGCTCCCTTTAGTGTCTTTTTGACTCGTCTTGTTGCGACACTTTCAACAGGACTATTCTGTGGGAAATCCCTCATTTTCTGATACTTCTGAATTTTTATATATAGTCAATTTGTCTTTTAAAAATTCTCCTACAGAGATTGTGTCCATTGTAAGTCTCATTTTTCCTTTTAGGTATCTTACTAATGGTTTCCCACTAGTAGGTGCAGTAGCTTGTGGTAATTCGAAAAACCAATAATAATCTTTGTTTTTATCTAATGCACTTAATTCTTTATGTTGTTTATGTGTATATAATACTGGCAATTCGATTGAACCTGCTTTTCTAATACCTGGTTGTGCTAATTCATAATCCAAATCTAAAACTTGAACTGTTATTTGTTCTGGTGCTTCTTCTAATGGTGGTATCTCCTCTGTAAACATTACTTGTTTTTTGTCAGAACCTTGTTTGTCTGTTGCATAATATACTTTTGTTAAAGTTGATACATTTGGTGTTTCTTGTTCCATTCTAATTCCTCCTATCTTATAACCTCAAAAGAGTTCGTTAGACCATTCCAACGAACTTCATATGTTGTTATTATTCTATATTTTTGTATTATTCTATCAAATGTTATTGGACTTGTAGAAGTCCTAATTAAATTATATTCTCTTAATTTCTCATCAGTTTTAGTTGCCATTTCCATAGTTGCCCTTTGTGTCTTATTCCAACAAGAAATTGTAATTTGAAATTGTTTTGCTATCGGTATTGCATTTCTAGTTTTTAATATTCTCTCTAGCGGTGTATTAATAGTCCTACACGGAAATTTGCTTTCAGTTGTAGGATTTTCTAAGCTAGTTTCCTCTTCTAGTTCTTCTAATTTATCAGAAATTAAATCAGAAAATTGTTTTGTTGTTAATTCTATCATTTGCACACCTCCCTCAGCATTGTATATATTCCATCTTGAACAGTATCTAAAGTATCTCCTCGCATTTCAAATTCTGCTTTTTGTAAAAATGGATTAGCTTCTACTCCATGTGCTAAATAAAAGTCTTGTCCTTGTATATTTATAATAGGATAATGTAATGCTCTATCTACTTTATTAACTGGTATATACCATTCTTCATAGCCACTTTCAATAAAATGTTTAGATGTACCAATATGAGGTAATTCAGCATATCTTCCAGTTCCAAAATGTTCAAACCAACTATATGGAAATTTTTCTTGGTCGGTATATATTCGTCCTTTTATTTCCTTAGTATCTGCTTTTATCATTTCTATTAATATTCCATCTGTTTTATTTCCTCTTCTTAGTCTTATAGCATAATTAGTTATATTTTTTAATGCTTCTTCTAATTTGTTCTTTGATATATTGGGTAATTGTTGACATATATTATTTATCTTTTTATCTAAATTATCTATGCCTTCTATTTTTAAATCAATTTTCATTGTTTTTCTCCAATTTATATAAAGTAGTTCTTCCTATTTGGGGACAATCTGTTACTATATAATCTGGTATAAAATCTTTAAGCTTTAATATATCTGTTAATGATATTCCATTTCCTTTTCTTATATCATATCCCATATCAGTTCTTGCATTTTCTATACTGTAATCTACTTCTCCTGTAGGTTTCCTATCTAATTCATTTACATCTTGCTGTAAATTTAAATATGCTATTCCTTTATATTTCCATTTTTTTGTTTTTTCACTATGATTTTTTACTTCTTCATATTCTGAAATATATACTTTAGTTAAATCTTTCAATAACATTATTTAATCCTCCTTAGTCCAGATTTAATAATATTATTTCTTAATGTATCTATAATATTTTCAAAAGAACTTGACATACTTCCTTCTGTACGAGAAGTTAGTCCTTCTGTTCCTCTAGCCAAATATTCAGATTTTACTGCTCTTTTTATATATGGAAATAACTTTTCTTCTTTTTGCTTATTAGAAATATCAGAGGCAATAGAAGTAACTTCTACTAATATCTCTTCTAAAGCCTCTTTATCCTCTTCTCTGTAATTAGCTCCTAAGTCAACTATAATTTTGTCTATGTTTTCAGTATCTGCCATTTTATTGCCTCCTATCTTTGTTTTAAGCCTTTGATGTTACTGTTGCTTGTCCACCTTTTTTAGCTTTATTTTCAGGATCCACTTCTACAACTAATATTTTTTGTCCTGTTGTTGCAGTTATTTCATCTGTACCATTCCAGTTTGTATATCCACTTGTGCAAACTTGGTCGTATGTAGGCATAGTTGGATTAGATGCCACTTTGTATTTGTAACTATTTCTTTCTCCTTTTTGTGGAGTAACAGTAATTTTTGTATTTCCTTGTGATTGTCCTGCCTCAGATTTTACTGTTAAACTTTCTAGTTTGTTTTCAGAATTATCTTCAACATAAAAAATAGTATCTTCCATTAATGCTTTAGTTCCCTTGAATAAAAAGTCTTCTAATGCAACTGCATCGTCAAAAGGAACTTTCTCAGCAGAATATTCAGATACATAGTAAGGTTGTGCTATTGCTCCATCCATCATAACTACACATCTAACTCCTTTAGGCATTCTATTTGATTCATATACTCTTACAGAATCATACATACCTATTGCTTGTTCTTTAGGGTCTGTTCCATTTGGTAGTTCGTCTAAGATTTTTTTCATTCCTTTTCTATATTTACTGTCTACAACTATTACTAATAAATCTGATTCTATTCCATCAATAAAATCATTTTGCAATGTTCTAGCTCTTTCTAATAAATCATCTATTGTGTCTTGCACATTAGCTTTAGCTTCTACTTTAGTTCCTTCTAATACTTTTGCAAAAAACTCTCTGTCTAAATATCTAATTATAGCAGATTGATGATTTGATTTTCTTCTTTCTGCCATTCCATCAATACCATACAATTTGACATCTTTACCTTGTAATTCTTCAACAATTTCTTTATCAGTATCTATATATACTTTTACTGGTTTTGAATTTACTGGGTCTCCTTTTCCTTGTTTTCTTGCTGTTCCTTTGTCTTTTAACTCTGCATTTGCAAATCTTTTATATTCAATTACTCCTCCTTCTGGAGTTCCTGAACCATTCTTTGCTTTGATTTGCTCTGATATTGCTCTTGCAGACACATTCTCTAATACTCCACTTAAAACTTGTTTTAAATTGTCCTTTGTTTCACCATCTTGTAACATTATATTTAATGCTTCTTGTGTAATTTGTTCACTTTTCATATTTTTTTCCTCCTTTTAAATTAATAACTTGCTCTAGATATATCTTTTTCTTTTATTTTTTCAATACCTGTTTTGGCAATAGGCGTATCTTCCTTTAATCTGTTGTTTACTGCTTTTTCTACTGCTTTATTGAATGCATTAGATATTTCATCTATTTTTGCATTTAATTCATCAGCTTTAGCCGTACTAAAATCAAAGAAATTTAATAAAGATACATCTAAACCTTTTTCACTTGCAATCCCTAATGCTTGTTCTTTTAATTCATAAGCATTTAATCTGGCTAATGCTTCAAGTTTTTCTTTTTCAGATTTTTGAGCTTGATATTCTAGCTTTTGCTCTTTGTTCATTTTAGCAAGTTTTTCAGCTTCTGTTTTTTCATTGTTCATAGTTTCTTTCCAATTACTTATAGCTGTTTCTACTGCCTCTCTAATTTTTTTATCGTGAGCTGATTGATATTCTTTATGTGTATTAAGTAATTCGTCGAAACTCAAAACCTTGCTATCTTCTTGCTTATTATTTTCTGTTTGTGTCCCAGTAGTTGGATTTTCTCCCCCAACAGTTACATCTTTTTTTTCATCTTCCATGACTTTTCCTCCTTGTCCCGATTGTTCTATTTCTAGCCCAATAGTTACATTTTTATTTTGTTTATTTTATTAAGCCTAACTACAAGAAAAACGGCATTAAAAAAAGACACATATTTGTGTCTTAATTTATAATTATAAAATTTTAATAACTAGTTAAAATATTGTTTTCTTTAGCTTATTCTTCTTTATACTGCCTTGTTCTTCCTTTAGTAATTGTTCATATTCTTTTCTTATATCTACTGGTGTATTTTCTTTTAAAATAGTTAAATTGCCTTCTTCGTCCTCTTCTAACCACTTTAACCATCTAGGATTAAATACCATTTATATCATCCCCTTCATAACCTTTATTATTTCTTTACTTAATATTGTTGCTTTGTTTCCATTAGCATAATAATCAGCAAAAGCTTCTCCTATTGTTTCACTATATTTTCTTCTTGCATAAGTTGATATATTATTTCTTAAAGTTCTCTTTGCTAATTTATCACTTATTCCTAAATTAGTAAACGATTCTTCTATAATTTCTTTTGCTGTTATATCATTATTCCAATCATTTGCAATTTGTTTTGGTGTACTATATTTATTTCTTATTATCTCATACGTAACACAATGTCCTAACTCATGTATTCCCATATCTTTATATGTTGTTCCTTTTGGATGAAATCCTGCTTTTAAGTCTTTATTGTATTCTTTTATTGCTATTTTTTTATCATTAAATTTATTTCTATTTATCTGCATTATATATTTGTCATCTTCCAAATCTGGCGTTATATTTAATCCTCCATATGGATGTTTTATTGATTGTATTTCTTTTATTTGTCCTTTTACCTGTGGAAAATCATCATATACCTTCTCCATATTAGCAAGAATATTTCTAAATACTTTTTTATCTATTCCTTTCATTCTTACTTTGTCTATACTGTATTCCTTTTCTATTTGTTTTTCTGTTTTATTGCTAAATATATTATACTTTGCATTTAATATAGCATCTTTGTTTTTACTTTCAGGCTTTAAATACATTATAGTTGAGTGACACCAATGAAAATGGTGTGTAATTGGAGGTAAATTAATACCTAATACTAGACCTTTAACCTTTATTCTTTCTATCTTTAAATCTTTAGCATTTTCTCCATACCATCTATCGAAATTATTCCAGTCATCTACTTTAAACTTATATAAATGCATATTAGAACACATAAGTGTTACATTTTCACATAAGTCAGAAATAAATAAGCACTCTGCATTTTTATCTACATATTTTATTCCTTCTATTTTTGCTAAGTTATTTAAACCTATTAGAGTTAAATCTATATCTCCACTTACTGCTTTTCCATCTTTTATATTAAGTCTAGAATTACTTTGTCGCTTAATTAAATTTTGATACACATCATTTGTCATATTAGGTTGTTTTTGTTGCTGTAAATCAATTGTCATTTGTCTGTATATCTGGTCTGCATTATATTTTATAATTGTTTCTATATATTGTTTAAAAACATAACCTTTTGCGTTTGGCTGGTCTAATAAATCTAAAAAGAAAGCCCATTTTAAAGTATTTAGTGACTTTCTTTGTTTCTTAGGCAATGTATCATTTACTTCTTGTTGTCCCTCTTGATAATAATAATTCACATCATCATACATTATATTTAATTCTTGTTCTTTTATATTTGCTTGTTCTTCTATATATGCACTATATATAAGTAATTCTAATATTTCACTATTCTTTACTCTCGTTCTATTGTAAATATTTTTAGCTAATATACCAAAGTATCCTGTTAATATTCCTCTGTCCTTCCATTCTTCTATGTATGTGTTCACTCTATTTTTAGTTTTATTATCTGTTACATTATATAAAGTATCAAAACTAAATTTAAAAATATCTATTATTTCTTGTAATCTATTTTGTGTTTGTTTGCTTGTTTTTAAATATAATTGTTTAAGCTCTTTCATTTTTCCGTTATGGTATTGCCAGTTATCCATTTGCAACACCTCACTTCTTTATAATGTCCGTCTGTTCTTTTTGATTATAATTAAAATCTTCGTTCATTTTTGTTTTATTTTTCTTAAATGGTGAATCTATCGGTTTTTGCTCCATATTTTGTATGTTTTCTAAATTTTTTTGCATATTAACCTCGTTTTGATTGTCCACTTCTGTAAGTTCAGCTTCACTATCTAAGTCATATGGTAAATGGTCTATTACTGTTTTGTCTGATAACAATCCTCTTAGCTTAAGCCAAGCGTTAACAACACTTTCTGTATCTGTTGGTAAATTTCTTGTAAGTATTACCTCTATATCCCTAAAATCATATTGTTTGCTTTTCTTTATATTTATTCTATCTGTAATCATTCTCCACATTCTTAGCAATTCTGCCTTAAATAGGTGGTCTGCTTGTTGCAATACTTGTTCTAACGGAAAAAACTTTTTCTCTAATGCACTTGAATTATCTGCATTTGTAAATCCTTGGTCTGTGACATTTGGTACACCACTTATCATTAGTGCCATATCTAAACAAGTTTTCTTGTGATTTTCAGAGGCTGTATCGTTTATATCTTTTATTACCCAGCCAATATCCCCAGACTTATCTGGTGTATAAAATACTTTTGCACCCAAAATAACTTCATCCTCTTTTTGCCTTTTAGGATTAGGAATCATTATTGGTTCTCCTGTGTTATCCAACTTTATTTCTCCCTCTTCGTCCACTGCTTCAATAAGACTATTATTTTGTGGTTCATATCCTGTTATTTTTAGTTTCGCATTATCATTATATTGAAATATGTTTGCATTATTTTTTATTATTTGTTCGTGTTTTTTTATTAATGTTATTACATTTTCAAAAAATGCAAGTCCATCAGGATTTTCTACTGCAAAACAAGGTAAATCGTTCCAATATATTTCTTTCTTGCTATTTTCGACTTCTTTAAATTCATATTCAGCATTCTGTTTTATTTCTTTTTTATCTTTTCCATCAACATATTGTTTTTTATAATTTTCTGTTATTATTTCTAAATGTGTTTCTATTCCTCCTGATTCAGTATTTTCAAACCAAGCTCTTAATAATCCAATTTTCTTTGCTGGTACTTCATAATTCCAAATAGCTATTGTATTTAAACTAGAAGTATGTGCATATACTTGTTCATTGTCGTTGTTTTCGTATACTAAACCATAACAAGCACCAGTATTTACATAATCTTTCACACAATCATAGAAAAAACTACCATTGTCATTATATTTTGTAATATAATCAATGATAGTTTGAAATTCATCTGGATTGTTTTTTTCTCCAAATATTTTATTAAATATCTTTTTTAATATGTTTTTTTGTGTTTCATTAACTTTTTTCACTTTGTATTGAGGTTCTTTTCCACCAAAATATCCACTTGCTATTATACTTATATAATATTCTAATGCCACAACAACATCATTTGTGTCATTCTTCCTAGTAAATCTATCATATAAATATTTTCTATGCATAAATATTGGTAATACTTTCCCCCATAATATATCTATGTTCTTATCTAGCTCTTCTTCTTTTAAAAATTCTTTCTGATATTGTATTCTTTCTACTATACCCATCTTTTTTCTCCTCATATAATACTGTTATATCCAAACTGAATTGTATTTGGTCTTGGATGCTCATATACTCCTGTTAAGCAATCTTCTGCATCATCATGTTCATTTTTTCCACTTCTTAAATAATGTTTTAAATGTTTTGCAAATTCTGGCCATCTATCTTCCCAGTTAATTGGGAAATAAATATTATTCATAACTGCTGTTGAGTTGCTTAATATTCTAGCAACTTTATTTTCACTTTGATGAAAAGGATTTATCTTAGTATGATAATTCTTCAATTTCTTTAATTCTTCTTTTACATTTCTTGAAAAACCTCTACCACCATTGTTACTTTCAACATTTGCATACCCTACTTTATCCTTAGTAAGCATTTTCGCAACTGCTGGTTCTGTTATTTCCATAGATTCTTGTGTATATATAACATCTAATATGTAATATGAATTATTATACATTTGATAATCTATTGAACATAGATAATCCTCTCCTACGTCTGCTATATCTGTATAATTCATAATATAATGTGCTGGTGGTAATTTATCATATGTTTTAAAACTACTGTATAATCTATTCTTTATGTCTATTGGCTCTTGTTGATAATTAGCATATACAATATCTTTATTCATATTCTTAGTTTTTAGATTGTAATCTTCCTTGTTTAGTATCTTGTCACATAACATTGAACCATCCTTTTGGACTGCTTGATAATTGATGTGTCTTACATTATCAAAATTTTCTAATATATATCCTGCTAAATCATTACTTGCCCATCTCGTCATTATTATGATTAGTTTGAATCCTGTTTCTGTTCTTGATAACATTGTATTATTAAACCAATCTATTTGTTTCTGCAAGACTGTTTCGTTGTATGCTTCCTGAACATTTTTAATTAAATCATCTATTATCATTAGAGTACATCCAAATCCTGTTGCAGTTCCTGTTGGGGATGTTGCTAAATAGTTTGCTTGATTGCTTCCTTCTAATGCCCATTTATTTGCACTAGCTTCTCCGTATTTTATTTTTGTATTAGGAAATATATCATTATATACAATTACCCCTTCTGTCTTTTCTGATGCTATTGTATCTCTTACCGATTTTGCAAATGTTCCTGATAAAGTTTCATTGTAAGAACCAGTCATTACTTTTTCGTTTCTATTATTTCCAAATACCCATTCTACTAACTTTCCTGCTGTTCTTGATTTTCCATGTCTTGGTGGTACATTTATTACCATTATTTTATCTTCTGGCTTTTTGCTTTCATAAAAATCTTGTAATTCATTGCACATATTTTTTAAAAACATTCTATCTTCTTGGTAAAAATCATTAGCAGTAAGTTTGCAATATTCAAAAAAATCACGCCTAGCTAATTCTAGTCGTGCTTGTCTTTTTAATTCTTCTTTAATTTTATTGTTTATCATCTTCTATCAACTGCCTTAATTCTTCTGTTGTCATTCCTTCAAATGGATTATTTATTTTTCCACTATGTTCTATCTGTTGCTTATCAGACCAGCCAAAATTATTTTTTAGATTAAATATTATTCCTGTTGTTGCACTATCTGTTATTAAATGCTTTTCTAGATAATTCTCAACCCTTAATTTGGCTTTTTTTATAGTGTCGGAAAATTGTTTATCTTTAGCATATTCTAATAATGTATCCCTACATATGTCTAGTGCTATACACAGTCCTGTTACTGTATATGGTTCATTATTAGATTCACAATCATTAAAATATTTATCTATCTTTTCTTGCATCTGTTTTACACTTTTATATGCCTTAGGTCTTCCTACTTTATTATTTGCCATTCTCATCATTCTCTTTCTTGTAAATTTCTTTTATTGTTTTCGCAATTCCTTTTATTACGCAATATATAATTCCAACAGTTATTCCTAAGCTACATATCGCTGATATTAATGCTATTGGACTTAATATTATTCCTAGTATAATTGTTAACATTGTATTTTTCTCCTTAAATAATCTTAATATTTTACTTACTTGTTTTTTCTTAATTCTTTTTTCTGTTCTTCTGTTAAATTTACCGCCTGATCCATTTTTAACACCTTATTTAGTCCAAGATCCTTTTTCTTTATTCCATCTAAACCCTTTCTTTTTTATTAAGTCTTTTATATCGTAAGTCTTTCCTCTTACTTCTGTTACTTTGTCCCAATTTATATTATGTTCCTCATATCCTTTTTTATTTTCTATTATTCCTGCCTTTAACTTTGTAGTTGCTTTTACCTTGTTTCTGCTTATTTGTTCAAAGTCCATTTTGGGATATTGAATATCTATAACTCCTTTTTCATCTGGCACTATGTTAGCTTCAAATATATTTTTCTCCCAAGTAGTTCTTCCTTGCATATGTTTTTGTCCCAAGTTTTCTACTTCTAATGGTTTTTTTGTCCCTATTGCTCCAGCACTACTTCTAGTTCCGTTTGCTCCTCTTCCTCCCATTTTCAATTCCTCCACTTTTTTTCTCCAAATGTTTTTAATTTCAAACATTCATCTGGTACTATTTTTTCTCCATAACATAAAATAAGTTTTGGCTCTATTCTTCTTTTCATTTCTTCATATCCTTTGTAAAACAACTCTTTTGCTTCTTTATCTTTCGAAATTCCATATGTTGCAATAGCTACTATACTTTCTTTTGGCACTCCTTCAAAACAAAAATTGTAACTTTCTTCCGTGCTCCAACTAATTGTTGGGATTACATTTATTCCTTCAGATTGCAAATATGCACCTATCCATCTGTTTTTATAAGTATTATACATTTGTATTACAATATCCATATCTCTATATAAGCTAAAATCTGGAGTTAATACATATTTAGCTTTATTTAAAATGTTTAAATATTTATCTGGATTATTCCACAGTCTCTCAAATTGATAGTCATCTATAAAGAAGTGTATTAATTTATCAGACAATTCCTTTGTTGTCTTGGCATAATTAAATGGTATCGCTTCTAAATTATTTATTTGTTCCTTTTTAATAATTTCTTTTTCAATCTCGGGTATTCCCCATTTGTTTCCTGAAAAAAACTTTGCTTTAAAATAATTTTCACATCCAGTTTTTTTATACATATTTTCTCCTTAAATTTCCATTAAACTTTTATTTCTTTTAGCAGTTGTCTGCTTTTGCTCTTTGTAGCCTTCGTTTTTGTTTCCTCTCTCATACTTATCGCACTTTATACTGCCATCTATTCTTCGCCTTAGCTCTTCTTGACATTCTTTTTTGTTTTTACAGTTTGCACATACTGTTCTTGCATATGTTTCATATATATTTTCCATAATTGTACTCCTTAAATTATAGAATGCATTGTTCTGTGGTTTTTTAAGAAATCTTTTGCACTCCAATATTTTAATCCTTTTTCTTTGGCTGTTTTTATATATCTTTCTGCACTTTCTTTAGTCCATTTTCTTTTCATTTTAAATTTCCTCCAATTTTTATTTGGTGCTTTCTGTAAGACTTGAACTTACTACTGTAGTTTACAAGACTACTGTTTTACCAGTTAAACTAAGAAAGCATATACAGGAATTGCACTATTGCCAACTAGTATGCAAAGGCTATTTGCCTCTGGGCAGTACATTTCCAGAAACCTTTTCTACTCTTGGTAGATAGGTAATTTATTTCACAATTCTTCAACTATGTAATATATAGTTAGTAATTGTTGAAAACTAATTTAATTCAATATTTTCTATTTCTGCTCTTATTCTTAATGTTCTTATGTAATTCCCCATATATTTCTTTTGCTCTTTTAATAATTCCAATGAACAACTTGGTGTAAAGTTTAGTGTTCCTGCTTCATATTTTACTGTCATAGAATCAAGTTTGTCATATCTTATTTTAGCTTGTAGATATTCTGCTTTAAATCTTTCTTTATAATCTTTACTATTCATTAATTCAATTGTATCTTTTAATTCCATTTTAAATTTCCTCCTATAACTAAAAAGAGCAGACATTAAATTAACATCTACTCTTTTTTTTCGGTTTTCCACTGTTTTGTAGCAATACTTTACTTTTTGTAGTTTTGGGCTTGTCCATTTCTGAACAACTACTTTATTACTTACTAACATTTTACCATGTTTCGTCGTCACATTCGTCACATTTAGTTATTTTCTTAAAAATCTTTCTAATTTCATTTTTGCTTTACTTTCTGAATTATATCCCATTAGAAACATTATTTGTAACCAAGTTTTGTTGTCGTTGTATTTATATCTTATAATATCTTTAATCTCTGCATCTTTCACATAATTTAATTCGTACTCTAGTTGTATTTTTAGCTTTTCTAATTTATATTCCTTGTTTTTTATCATTTTTTTATATTTATATTTTAAGTTTCTATTTTTAGGTACTTCAATTCCTTCTATTTGCATACTATGTTTCGTATATGGATAGCTCCTACTACTGCCTTGCACACTATCTTTTAAGATTTTACATTCTTTGTTTTCTATTTTCTTAAATCTTTTTCTTAAACTTTCTAATTCTTTATTATTATTTTCTAGTTCATCTAAAAATTCTTTTGTCATCAGTACCTCCTACAATTTTAATTTTTCTAATTCACTTTTAAATATATCTATATTCTCATTTAGTAAATCTTTTTCGTCATATACTAGCAAACAACATATACTATTATATAAATCATTTACTTTCTTTATTTGTTCTTCTCTATTCATTTGTATTTCCTACCTCTTTACTTTCTCTGGATTTAATTTAAAACCTTTCATTATTCCTTTATCCTTAACTAATCCTAATTCTTGATATGTAAAACATTCTTTTGCTCCTGTTAGCATATCCTTATATAATATAAAATTAGGATATTCTTGCATATATATGTATTGTCTATTATTTTTTCCTATTACTTTTGGTATTCTCATTTTTTATCACTCACTTCCTATGCTAAGAATTTTTTCTATTGTTTGCATTTATTCTCTCTCCATTTGTTTTATTAAATAATCATACAATTTTTCTGGTGTTGTTAAGTCTATTTTTACTCCGTCTGCTTCTAGATCTCCCAAACTAAAATCTCTACCATAATTTTGTTCATATATCCACCAACTTATTATATCTTTGTCTTTAAACATATTTTCTAATAATTCTACTACTATTGTTTCATGTCCTACACATATGCTTCCTGCATTCATAAAATCCATTTCTTGATTATCTATATTGTCTCTGAATAATTGTTGTATTTTATCTTGTAGGTCATTATATTCTCTTAATCTTTTAATTATTTTACAAAATTGTTCTTTAGTTATCATTGTTTCCTCCTCCTTACTTCCAAATACCTATATATTACTCTTTCTATATGTGCTAAAGCTTCATAATTCGTTAAAAATCTTCCATCATGTCTGTGTCTTACACTTGCTCTTATATTTCTTATTTGCATATTGTATTCTCTTTTATATATTTTTGCTAAGTTGTTTTTACTTAGTCCTTGTTTCCATTTTTGGATTATTTCTTTGTCTGTCAATACTAACACCTCTTTTGTGTTAGTATTAGCTTTATTTTACTTTAAATACTTTTATTTATATTTCTTCTAATTTCCATACGCTTGGTTCATCAGTTCCGTTATAATAACTATAATGAACTAATCTTAATTCGTCTCTTCCTATTTCACTAAAATATTTTGCAAATTTTCTTGAATATTTTTCAAATTCATTGTCAGTTAATAATCTTACACTTTCAAAATCTCCACTAGCTCCATATTCATAATCTAATAAATAATCTAAAAAATAATTTGTTACATTATTATCAAAATCTTCTCCATAACCTATTGTTAAATTATCTTTTTTTGTTTCATATTCATATTTCAATTTATATTTTTGTAGCAATAAATCTACTATCCAATCTTCTTCGTTTTCTAGTTCGTTTATTATATTTTGTGGTATTTTAAATCTAATACATTTTTTTCTTACATAATCACTCATTTTCTATTTTCTCCTTCTATTATATTTAATAGCTTTTCTGTATAATGATATTTAGTGTTCATTCTTTCTTCACTTGGCGAATACATTTCATGTTTCTTTCTACATTTATCAAATATTTCTCTATCTCTTTTTAAAGTTTTTGTTACTTTATCTAATATAAATTGCTTTTGTTCTAACATTTTTTGTTGCTTGTCCATAATATATTGTGCTATTGCTAAATCTTTATCTTTTATAACCATTTTTGTGAATTGTTCAGTTATTTCATTTATGTTTATATCTATTTTATTAATTTCTTCTTGGGTTAATAAAGGTATAGTTAACCTTATTCCTTCTTCCAGATTTTCAATATCTTTATTCATTAGCTAGTCCTCCTTAACTTTATATATGTTTTCTTTTATTTTCTTTATAGAATCTCTTTCAATGCAATATATTTTTTCGTTTACTTTTAATTCGGGACCATTCATCATTTCGTCTTCATCTGTTACTTTATCTAATATAGATTCTTTTTTGCCTTAGCTCGTTGCATATTTTTCTATATTTGCACATTTTACAAATTTCTTCTGCTTCTTTTTGTTTTTGTATATAACCTTTCCAATAATTATTGTCTTTTTTTATTTCTTCTTTATTCATCAGCTAAATCCTCCAAAAATCTTTCTATTGCTATTCTTATTTCTTCTTTGTAACAGTCTTGTACTTTGTCTTGTAAATATTCTAAAAAGTTTTTTAATTTATTTTCTTTCATCGTTATTCTCCTCCCTTAATAATCCTAAATTATCATATATATTTCCTATTACTTCTATATTTTCATAATCTCCTAAAGGTTCTGCTTCATACATTATATTTTTTGTATTCGTTATTATATATTGTGCAAAAGTTTCGCTATATTCAACTTTTCCTTTTATATCTAATATTTCTGTTTCCCCTTTTATATAAACTATATCTCCCTCATATATTTCTTTTCCGTTTTTATCTTCTAGTCCTGTATATTGCATTAACACGAAACTAGGTTGGTATGGTATACTCATTCCTATGTATTCTCTGTTATCTGGCTCATAGTTCCAAGTTCCTTTTTCTAGTGTTATTTGTCCTATTTTATACATTTTTTTAAAATTTTTATTCCATGCTCTAAATTTTATCTCTCTCATCTCTACTCCTTTTCTGCTTTCCTTTCAAAGTATTGTTTTATATCTTCTTTATTTGTAAATATTGTTATACATTCTTTTAAATTTGGCTTTTCAAAATTGGGTATATTTTTATTTATTGGAACTCCTTCTAATTGTTCTGCCATTAAATCTATTATCTTATCTTTCTTTATATTTTCTTCAAAATACTTTTGTGCTTCTTTTTCTAGACTTTTTATTCTTTTAGTCTCTTTTTTCATTTGTCCTTTATAAGATTTAACCGTATTTATTAATTTGTTCATTTCTTTTTGTTTTTCATTCAATATTGCTAATTCTGCTTTTTGATTATTTCTTTTTTCTATTTGATGTTCTATCTCTTTGTCTTTTTCTTTTAACATATTTAACAATTCTCTTATTGCATCTTGATTAGATATTCCTATCCAATTTGCATGTTCTGGTTTTATTAATTCTTCACATCTTTTTGTCGTTTGTTCTTTTATCATTCTAAATCACTTCCTCTATCCTATTAAATAATTTTAGCCATTGTTCTCTATCACATTCCATTCCTAGATTTTTAGTTTCTTTAATGTCTCTTCTTATTATGTTTAAACAACTATCTGATAGTTTGTCATCTTCTATTTCTTGCAATATGTAATTTACTGTTAGCTCCACGATATATGTCATTTTTCCTAGTGCATATCTTGTAGCACTTATTACTATGTGTTCGTAATCAGTCATTTTATTTCCTCCAATAATTCTTCTAAAACTTTTATCCTTTCAGATACTGCTATATATGTTGCTAAATCTCCTTTTGTATTTGCTAATTCTTTTATTTTATCTTTTACTTTTTGTTTTGATATGCTATTTAAATATAAGTTAGTAACTTCTATGTATTTTTTTTGAAAATCTACTCTATTCTTTTTTTCTTCTTCTAATTCTTTTATTCTCTTTATTAGGCACTCTGCAAATTCAAAGAAAAAATCTTTATTTATATTTGCTATTATAAAAGATTGTTCTTTTATCTCTTCATATGCTTTTATAAACTTCTTTACTCTTTCTTCGTCCATTTTTCACACCTCTTTTTCCAACAAATGGATACTTTCTTTTAAACTATCTATTTCTACCTCTTGCTTATTTATCTGTTTTTCTTTATTTTGTAATTCTAAATTGTTTACCAATAGTCCTGTAAATAGTCCTAAAATAAATACTATTAAAATTACAAATGCTTCTTTTATTTTAGTTTCTATTTTGTAGGTTTCTTTGTCATAATGTTTAGTCTTTTGCATTGTTTACCTCCTCAATTTCTAATATTACTTTGCTTGCTTTGTCATATTTAAAATCATCTTTAAATCCTACTACATAATTTCTATTATCATCTTTTAATTTTCCTGCCTTTACCATACTATCTAATATAAATTTCTTTGCAAAACATACATTGTCTAAATCTCTTCTTTTATTTTCTTCTACCCAAGTAAAATGTATCTTGATTGGATTTTTGTATTGTGGCAATTTATTTATGTAATAGCCTATATCTCTATCTACTGTTTTTTTCATGCTAGCTCCAGCATATCTGTTTTTTCTGCATTCGTTTATATATTGATTCAAGCTAGGCAATCTAAAAGGAATTTCTATTTTATTCACTTAATCACTTCCAATCTTTTGTTTCATATTCGAATATAATAGGCTCTACACAAGCAAGAGCTTGGTCTTTTGTTATTTTAGGCTCTTTTCTTATTTTTGCTTGTTTGTTATATTCTTGCATATAATCTTTTGCAACAGAAAATTTACTTGCTCCTAATTTCCATTTGTTTATAATTGTTTCTTTTGTCATAATTCCCTCCTAATTTCATATTCTTTTTCTTCCTTTTTCAGTTATTTTATAGACTACTTCTTTGCAATTTGTTTCTATGTCTAACTCTTTTCCTACAATACACACCTCTCTATTTTCTAGTAATTTTGTTAGTCTTGGTCTAGCATGGTTGTAATCTATATCTTTTGTATAACCTCTATAAGCCATATATCTTGCTACTTGTTTTGCTGTTGCCTCTTCATGTTCGCTTAGTATTGTTAATACTTGTATTTCTCTTTTAGTTTTATTTACTTTTTCGTTTGCTTCTCTTCTTGTTTCTTCACATTCGTTATTCATATACTTTCACTCCTTAATTTTGGATTCATTAAATCTAAAAATATTCTGTTTTGTTCATCTTCGGTTAATAATACATAATCTTGGCTCTTTCTTAATTGTCCAATAATCTGTACTGTTTGATTTGGTTTTTCCTCGATTTGCTTTTTATATTTTTTAAATAAATTAATATAAATATCTTTCTCTTGTCTTAGTCTATTTATGTTGGACACATCTACTCCCACATGTACTCCCATATCTACTGTCATATTTACTGTAAAATTTACAGTAGATATTTTATATTTGTTTGGTTTTGATTTTGTTCCTTTTTCATATTCAAACAATTTATTTTCTATTAATTTATCTCTACATCTTATTAGTGTTTTTTCACTATTCATTTGCATCATACTCATTAATCTATGGTTATCTACTGTAATCCACTCGCTCCACCCACACTTGTTAAATAAGGCTATTAACTTATACCATAATAACTGTGATGAACTTTGCAAGTAATTGGTTTCGAGCCACTTCTCAAAGGCATTAATCAAATCTATGTAAGTCATATTTTTCTCCTTTTGTAAAATTAAAGGCTAAAACTTACTTCTGTCTTAGCCTTTGGTGTTTTAATCTAAATAATTTCTGCCATATCTGGCTATAAAATCTTCTTTTGTTTTGTTATAATAACTTGTCCAGGCTTTTTCTGCTAATTTTTTTAGTTTTCTATTTAGTTTGTCTCCATTCTTTCCATGTACTCCATTCGTACCACGATGGCTTTTCCTTGTTAAAAACACTATTAAGCCATCATTTATACTCTTTTGTCTATAAGCCGTTGAAAAATAAACCTCGTGTCTTTCACAATAGACTTCTGTTCTTACCGTGCTATAAGAATTGTTTTTTGGCATTATACAGAAGTCTTTTTTATGTTCTTTTTTGCTGTCTTGTTTTATCTTCTTCTGCCCAGACTTTGGTACTGGATAAAATTCTTTTCTTAAATCTTTTACTATCATTATTTTCCCCAGCTTTCTAACAAGCTATTTATTTCCTCTTGTGGTTTTGTTTCTATATCTAACTGTCTGCATTCCTGTACTATTAATTCAATCAATTTGGTCATTTCTGCCGTATTATAAACACTAGACCCATAATATGTAACAACATTTGTAAAACCGTTCTAATTTGCTTTTCGTTGTTTCTGTTACCCATCCTAAACCATGTTTGCTCCATGCTTGTCTAAATCTTTCTACTGCTTCATTTTTTACTGGAACTATTTCAAAACTTCCAATGTTCTTTATTAAATCTCTGTAAATTTCTTCTTTTGGTATATGTAATTTATCTTGTAATTTTCCTAATAAAACCCAAGCATAAGCATTACTGTCTAGACTTCTTCTAGGTTTATATTCTTTTAATTCAAATTGCTTATCTTTTGCTTGTTCTAGTAAATAAGTTATTATTTTATTACTTGTTCCTATCATATAATCACCTATTCTATAACTTTTGTTAAATCTGTTCCTAATTCTAGATAGTTATCGATTATTTGTCCTTTTAATAATTCATCTTGTCCTGCTTGTTTTAGTGCTTCTTGCCCAAACATATAACTACTTGATTTATAAACAACTTCTTGATTTTCTGGAACTACATTTTTTATTTTTGAATTTTTATTATATAGCTCATGCCATTTATGTGTTTTGTTATTTATTTTTGCAAGTTCTATTTCTAATCTTTTTAATTGTTGTAAATTTAATTCTTCTAAAGTTGTCCATAGTTCTTTATTTATTATGCTAGATAAGTCCGTTACAATTATGCCTTGTTTTCTACATAATTCATTAATTGCTATTTTTACTATTTTAACTGCCTCATCATAGCTTATATACATATTCACATATATTTCTTCTTTTTTGTTTTTCTTCTTAAATTCCTCTACTTTTTCCATATCTTGTCCACTTGCTATCCCACTATCAATTCCAAAACCACAAAATCCTAATGCTCTTCCTATTGCAGATGTTTCACAATTTTCTAGCATAGATATACTATTTACTAATCCTTTTTTTACTTCACTTGCAAAACCTGTCGCTAACTCTTTTTCATTTTCATCAAATATAGTTGCTTTTATAGTTACATCATTATCTGTTTTATCTATAATCTCTGTTATAATTCTTCCATTTGGATTTAGTTTCCTAAAAGCTAATATTCTTTCGCTAACTTCTGCATATTGTTTTCCTTTTATATCTGTTTTCTTTATCTCTTTATTCACTTTTTCAATATCATCATATTTCATTTCTAGTCCTCCTTCACTTCTTTTATCCAATTTCCACTAAAAAACCACTCTACTGTTTCTTCAATATTTTCTATTTGCTCTTGTGTTAACTCTCCGTTTTTTCCTTTAGGCTCTATTGTTATTCCTAATTTTTCTAGTACATAATCTTCTGCCATAAAATCTTCTACTATTTCTCCTGTTTTTATATTTTTATATTCATATTTTTCCATTTGACATTCCTTCCTTTCCTATGCTATAATTAGCAATAGGAACATATATTTATGTAATTTGTTTGAGTTATCTAAAAACTTTGCTCGATGTTAGATAACTCATTTATTTTATCTAAACAATTTTCTACTAAAGCATTTATTATGATGTTTCTATGTTTATTCTTTTCTTTTTCTTCTAGTCCTAGATTATTAACATCTTGCAAATTTAGTAGTTCTCTTACAGTATTATTTAAAAAGTTAATTGTTTCTGCTTTTTCATTTTTTAATTTATTGTCTAGTTTTATAATTTTTTCTCCTTGACTTTTAACTGTTTTTAAAAACATATTTCTCATCTCCTTCCTACCTATAAACTGTTATACAATTATCTAATACATAAATTGCTAAATTATAATTTATTATATTTAGTAATACTATTCCTGTTAGATATGTTACTGCTCGTCCTATAAATGCATAAATCTTATTTTTATCTAGTTTTCTTTTCATTGGTGTTCCTCCTCTCAATTTTTGGCTCTATTGTTATGTCATACTTTTTTTCTAATATTTTCATTAAAACTCTGTTTATTTTTTCAGCATTCACAATTTAATCACTCCTTTCCTTTTTTGTCGTGTCGCCATTTATGAATTAAATTCATATTTTGAAGTAAAAAAATATACTTTGACATCCCTTAAGTCTATTTTCAATAACCTACAAATTGTTTCTATTTCTGGTTGTTTAAAATAAGTGTAACCATTTATTCTCGAATTAAATGTTCCTGTACTCATTGATATATCTTCATTTCTTAACTTTATTGCAAAATTCTTTTCACTTCCAAATAACTCTCTAATCCTTCCTCTTAACATAGAATAATCATACCTAAACAATTCCACTCCTCCTTTCTTTTATGAATTAAATTCATACATCAATTACTTTATATCATACCAAAAAAAATAATGCAATACCTTTTATGAATTTTTTTCATATTTTTTGAAATTTTTTTCAAAAAACTTGATTTTGTTTCATTTTTCTGCTATTATTATTTTATAAATATATTTATAGGAGGAGCTTATGAATGGTCAAGTAGATACATTTGCTAATAGATTAAATATTGCAATGAAAAAAAACAATATAAATCAAATAGAATTGGCTGAAAAAACAAAAACTTATCCTAAACCAATATCTCAATCATTAATCAACAAATATTTAAAAGGAAAAGCTTTTGCTAGACAAAATAATATATATATATTATGCAAAATTCTTAATGTAGATGAGGCTTGGATTATGGGATTCGATGTACCTATGGAAAGAACTCCTGACGTATTGAGAGGGGCTACTCCCTTGCAAATTCTTCAGCAATTCAAAATACCAGTATTAGGAAAAGTAAAAGCAGGATATGATTATCTTGCAAATGAAAATATAATCGGCCATGTTTTTTTAGACTTTAAACCTTCTGACCCTGAAAATTACTATGCACTTCAAATATCAGGAGACAGTATGGAACCATTATTTTCAGATGGAGATATTGCAATTGTTCATAAACAAGATGATTTTGAAAGTGGTAATACTTGTATTATTCTTATTAATGGCGATGAAGCAACAGTAAAAAAAGTTGTTAGAATGGATGATGGTATAGATTTAATCGCTATGAATCCTTATTATCCAATTAGACATTTTACTAAGAATGAAATGAATGAAATACCAGTTAAAATAATTGGAAAAGTTGTAGAAGCTAGAAAAAGAAAAATTTTTGAATAAGGACTGATATCGTATGGTTAGTAAATCAATATTAGATAAACTAAAATATCTTAATACTGCAAAAGCTTATTATTTGTATTGCTTCAATAATTTAGATAATGAACTAAAAAATAACAATATTACTTTAAATCAAGTTTTAAATGAATTGTCATTAAAGGATTTAGAATATATTGAAAAATAA